ATGGGCAAACGGAGCGGCAAGCCTGCGCAGCGAAAGGACGCCGCGAATCCGCGAGCGACGATTCCGCCCGCCGTGGAGGAAGCCTTGCAGACCACGACACCGGAACGGCTGAGGCAGTCCCTTCACGTGGTGGAGGTCCGGGACGGGGAGGGCCGCGGCCGCCAGCCGTCCCTGGGGGTTCGGATGCTGGACGCGACGCCGCTGGACGCCTATCGGCGGCGGGGGGTGGTGGACGAGCGCCAGCACGAGGCCGGCGTGTGGCTGGCCCGCTGCTTCCGGCGGGCGGTGCTCCAACCATCGATGATCGCGGTCTACGGCGAGAGGATGGGCGGCGGGGGCGGCGCGGACCCGATGCTGGATGGGCGGAACACGTTGTGGAATTTTCTCCTGGCCAGCGGGCTGGCCGTGAGAGGGGGCGGGGCCGAAGTGGCCAAGGCCGATGCGCGGGTGCGTGAAGCGCTTCCGGGGGCTCGCTCCCCGCTGGTCGTCACCCCCTTGGGACATGTGGCGCTTTCCGTCTGCGGGCTGGAGGAATGGGCCGGCGGCACCCGCAACCTGAACAAGCTGCGCTCCGCCCTGGACAAAGTGGCGGATCACCTTCGGATCGGCCACGGAAGCCCCGCCGTCGGCACGGTCCCCGCCGCCAAGCCGGCGTTCTGAGCGAGCGGAGACGGAACGGCCGCAGGGCGTGATTCCACGAGCGTCGCGCATCATCGGCAACCCCTTGTTTCAACAGGCAATTAGGAATAAATACGCAAAACCTATTGATCGATGTGCATGTTTTCCGATACGGTTTCGCTACCGTGGCAATCGGTGTCGCTGAGCGGCAATCAACCTGGAAGCGCCGCCCGGTGCGCGGGCTTCGATGAATCGGCTGGACCGTGGCGGTTCGACCTCCCTGCGTTGTCGCTTCGGATCGTGAGGCGTTCCTGATCCGAAGCCGGCGTCCCTAAGGCCCGCAGCGCGGGCCGGTCGTCCGCCCAATTCGGCGTCAAACGCATCAACCGAGCCTCTTCCCGAGAGAGGCGTCAGAATGAGGTGGTCACGATGCACCCCAAGACCGCGATCCGGCACGCCCTGGTCGACCATCTGCGGGATCCGCTGTCCGGCTCCCCGCCATCGAATCACCGGACCGCCGCCCAGGGCAGGGTGTTTCCGAACCGCGTCCCCGCATCGACCCCCTTTCCCTGCCTTGCCGTTCGCACGGAGGGGGACAAGCGGGATCCGAGCCATCCAGTGAACGCGGACGGCCCGGTTCGACGCTTGCTCACCATCCTGGTGGAGGGAACGGTCGCCGGGGGGGACGCCGAAGACGACTTGGACGCCCTGTGCCTTGAGGTCGAGGACGCCTTGCGGGCCGACCCGACGCTGGGCGGCCGGCTGGAGAAATTCCACTGGGAGGAAACGGCGGTCGCCGGTGGCGAGGGAGGGACGATGGTGGCCAGGATGAGCTTCTCGGCGGCCTATTATTCCCATCCGCCATCGGAGGACGGCCCGTTTCCTCCCCGCCATGTCTATGGCTCCTGGGAACCGAACACCGGGCCGCCGCATCTGCCCGATTACCGCGAGATCGCGGACGGCCGTCCACCGGAGATGGTGTGATGGCGGACCCCGTGGAAACCGAGCGCCGGCTGTCCAACGTGGTTCACTACGGCACCGTTGAGGAGGCGGACTACACCAAGGCGCGTTTGCGGATCCGCATCGGCGAGAACGTCACCACCTGGATTCCATGGGCCGCCAGCCGGGCCGGCGGGGATCGCTCGTGGCATCCGCCGGAGGTCGGCGAACAAATTCTGCTGGTGGCGCCCGGTGGCGACCTGAACCAGGCCTGCGTGCTGGGCTCCGTCTACCAGACCAAGCATGGGGCGCCGGCCGACAAGGCCACCGTCACCCGCACCGTGTGGAAGGACGGGGCGACGCTGGAATACGACCGCGAAACCCACGCCTACGCGCTGGACGTGCCGGTCGGCGGCACCATCGAACTGCGCTGCGGCGCGTCCTCACTGCGCATCGGCAACGACGGAATCGTGCTGAAAGCTCCCCGCATCGATTTGAATCCATAAGGGAATCCCCGGAAATGCCGAATGTCTGCCGTCTGGGGGATGAGTGCACCGGGCATGGATGCTGGCCGCCCCGGCCGAACGCAGGGGCGAGCGGCGATGTGTTCGTGAACGGCCGGGGCGCCCATCGCGTCGGCGACGCCTGGGCGGCGCACACCTGCCCGGAAAAGCCCGACACCCACGCGGGAGTCCAGGCGACGGGGGCGGCGGCGGTGCATGTGAACGGCCGCCGATTGGCGCGCGTCGGCGACGCGGTGTCCTGCGGTTCGGCGGTTGCCGGCGGGTCGTCCGACGTCGTCTGTGGCGACAACGCGCCGCAGCCGCTTCCTCCGCCTCGCCGCGATCCGGAGGGCGAGGCGTGCAGCGTGGAAATCGTCCCGCCCATCATGCGCAACAAGGGATGGCCGGTTGCCGCGGCGCTGCTGGAGCGCTGGTTCGCCGGCCCCGCCAACGACAAGGCGTTGGATGGTGAGCCGGACACCTCCACGGTGCCGCTGGATTGGGTGCTGTCCTTCCCCCGCGCCAGGATTCACTATGACCGGCTCCTGGGGCGGTCGGGCGGGGCGCCGGCATGGCTCACCACCGCCGCAATGTCTCTTTTGCAGGAGCGGTTGGTGGAGAACGGGGTGTGGGACGGCGGGGCGTTCAACCCCTTCGCCGTCCCACTGCCCGAGGCGCATCGGCGCTGGTATGTGCAGACCCATAGGGTCGAGACCGCCTGGTATCAGGATGCGATTTCCGAGATCGACGAGTTGGACGCGGCGCTCCACAATTTCGCCTTCCACCTGTTTCCGGTGGGGAAGGTGAGCGTCCTCGACAACAGGATCCGATCGGTGGTGATCGATGGCGTCGGCGTGTACATGCGGGACAATTTCGATTTCGGCGGCGGTTGGAACATCCCTGGCCTTCCCGATCTGGGGTCTTGGGGATTGCCGGATCGTGTCTCGAAGTCGCCTCTTTCCGGTCTGTGCCCGATAACCAACGAGATGTTCCGCGGCTGGCGCCGCCGTCACGGACGCGGGCATGATTATCTCGTATTCTCCGACGTGCGATACGTCGCGGAAGTTTCTCCTGTCAGGGTGCTGTACGATCCATGACACCGATGCTGGAATGGATCGGCCACATCATCGCCAACGGAATGCCGCTGCCGCTCGCCCTGTCGGCCGCCCTGTGCATCGTCTTCGGGTGGGGAAGGGAGTGGGACGAGCGTGCCCGCCACCGGTCTTGGTTGTCGGCGGCCCAGGTGACGGCACTGTCGATGGCGGCAAGCCCTTTGGTCTCGATGTTTCTGTTCACGTCCTTGCCCTGGATATTGCGGAATCTCGCAATCTGGACTTTTCTAAAACCACTTACGGAAATATTCATTGTCGTATACGCGCCTTTATTGACCTATTTCATCCTATTGACCTTGCCTATTCATGGAATGTTGCACGATATGCATGTGGGGACGCATGTCTACTGCTCGATGCGTGACTGCGGATTTTTGACGGATTGGCGCCGCAGTTACAGTTTCAACGAATGGGCGGTCATCACCGAAACCGTGCGCCTGTTCGCCGCCTATGCTCTGCAAACCCTTCTGTCCTTCCTGCTGATCCGCGCCGCTTTGGCGGTGCGTGCGCGTCGCTCCCGGCCGGAGCGGCCGTAACCAGCGCGTTCTCTCCCTTTCCCTGAGCATCGGAGCTTTCCATGCGCGGCATGAACGCTGCAGACGGCACCGCTTTGTCCGGGTTGAACCACCTGCGGCAAAGCATCCGCGACATCCTCACCACCCGCACCGGCACCCGCGTGATGCGCCGGGACTACGGATCCGACCTTCCAGCCCTGGTGGACCGGCCGATGAACCCGGCCCTCGCCATGGACCTCTACGCCGCCACGGCCAAGGCCTTGCGGCGCTGGGAGCCCCGCTTCCGCACGCGCCGGGTCGCCATCACCGAGGCCCGGCCGGGCCGCGTCGTCCTCTATCTGGAGGGGCTCTACCTGCCGGACGGCAAGGAAATCACCCTGGATGGGGTGGTGGTGCAATGACCACGACCATCGACCTGTCCCATCTGCCGCCGCCGACGATCCTGGAGGCGCTGTCCTACGAAGCCATTCTCGCCGGCATGAAGGCGGATCTGAAGGCCCGGCTTCCCGACTGGACGGCGGACCTGGAAAGCGACCCCGTCAACAAGCTGCTGGAGGCCTGCGCCTACCGGGAGTTGCTGCTGCGGCAGCGCGCCAACGAGGTGGTGCGCGCCAACCTGCTGGCCTTCGCCGCCGGCGCCGACCTGGATCATCTGGCCGCCTTCTACGGCGTCGCCCGTCTGGAGGGGGAGACCGACGCGGCGCTGCGGCTGCGCATCCAGAACCGTGTCCAGGGCTGGGCCAACGCGGGGGGCGCCGCGCATTACCGCTATTGGGCCCTCTCCGCCAGCCCGGATGTCCAGGACGCCGCGGTGTCCAGCCCCTTTCCCGGTCGTGTCCGCATCGCGGTGCTGGCCCGCACCGGCGACGGCACGCCGGACGCGGCCCTGCTGGACGCCGTCAAGGCGGTGGTCCTGCGGGACGACGTGCGGGTGCTGACCGACACCGTGGAGGTGGTGGGCGCCACCATCAAGCCGGTCGACCTCACGGCGCGGCTGTGGCTCTACCCGGAAACCCCGGAGCAGGTGTTCACCGAAACCGTGGCGGCCTTCCCCTCGACCCTGGCCCAGGCTCGCGGCATGGGATGGGATCTGACCCGCTCCTGGGTGATCTCCCGCCTGCATGTCGGCGGTGTCCACCGGGTGGAACTGGATGGACCGGCCGCCGACGTGGCCTGCGGGCCGGATGAATGCGTGGCGCTCGGAACCATCTCCATCACCCTGGAGGGCCGCAACCGATGACCGCCACCCTTCTGCCGCCCAGCGCCTCCGCCTTCGAGCGGGCCGTGGAGGCTGCCACCGCCGTCGACGACCGGCTTCCCAGCCTCGCGCCGCTGCGCCGGGCCAAGCTGGAGGCGGCGTCGCCGCTGGTGCCGTGGCTGCTGTGGGAATACGGGCTGGGCGAGGTTCTGCCCTATCTGGAGGATCCGCAGCGGGCGATCCGCGAGGGCGTGCTGTGGCAGCGCATCCGCGGCACGCCCGCCGGTCTGCGGGTGGCCTTCGGTTGGCGCGGCCTGGATCGGGTCCTGGTCGAGGAGAAAGGGCCGGGCGTCCATTTCGCCGAGTTCATGGTGGACACCGGGCTGGTGCCGGATTCCCGCGCCGTGCTGGATCTGATCGGGCTGGCGCGGCTGGCCTCGCCGGCCCGGTCCCGGTTGGCCCGCATCTTCCATGGCTACGACATCCGCCGCTTCCGTCTGGATTCGTCCGGGCTGGACGGCGGCGGCCTGCTGTCGGACTATAGCGGCGTCGAGGGGCCGGAGGGCGTGCGCCTCTCCTTCGGTCGCCGCACGCCGGGGGAGGCCGAACTGGGCGGCGTCCGCATCCAGGCGGTTCCGGCGCCCATCCATGCGGCGCAGGCCGCCTATGTGACCGGCTTCCGGCTGGACCGCAGTGCCCTGGATGGACCCAGGCCGCGCCTGTGGCCGCGTCTCCAGCATCTGCGCCTCGTCACCGGGGCGAACGCCACCGGGGTGCCGCCCCCCGCCGGTCTGCGGCCGGTCCGCCGCTTCACCAAGGCCCAGATCGTGCTTTCGGACGGCCCGAGGCTCGGAACCGTCAACGCCTGCACCCAACCCTTCCGCTGGGTGCAGGAGGGACCGCGCTTCATCCTGTCCAGCGGCGCGCGCCTGTCCGGCACGCCGCGAAGGCTCGTCCGGCTGCCGATTCCGGAACGTTTCATCCGCCCGACCAAGGGGGGCTCTCCGGCCTATCCGGACCTGGAGACCGCCGCCGTGACGCGCCACGCGGAGCATGTGGGAACCGCCGTCGCGGGCGCTCCCGCCGTCCATCTCGACCGCACCGAAACCGGCCGGACCTTCTCCGCCGAACACCACGGGCAGCGGTGGACCGGCGCCTTCTGGCCGCGTTCCCGCTGGTCCGGCCTTCGCGAAATCATCGGCGCCTCGCACGCCACCGCCTGAATCCTTCGGAGTTTCCGCCATGACCATACTGACGCGCAGCGGGCGCGCGGCGCTTGCTGCCGCCATCAAGGCGCAACCCCTGCACCTTGCGCTGGGGGAGGGGAACGCGGACTGGGACACCACCCATTCCGCGATCTTCGCTTTCGCCGCCGACACCGTCGCGCTGCCGCACCGCAACCTGTCCGCCGTGACGGTCACGTCCCTGGACTACGACCCCGGCGAGGTGGATGGCGACGGCGCCGTCGTGGTGCCGCCCACCGGCACGCTCTACGCGGCCGGTACGGACTACACGCTGGACTCCGCCGCCGGCACCGTGACCCGTAAGGCCGACGGCGCCATCGCCGCCGGGGCGCAGGTCTTCATCGGCTACCACGCCGACCGTCCGGCGGAGGATCCCGCGGCGACCACCCTGCGGGCCGAGGTGGGCCGCCGGCTGGTCGAGGAGGTGGAGTTCGTCACCCCCGACCCCGCCGGCGGCATCGTGGTCCCCACCGGCCGCTACGCCGTCTCGGCGACGCCGACCCAGCATCTGTTCGTCCGGGTCCGCTTCGACTTCACCGACGCGGCCACCGCCACCGTGCGCGAGCAGGCCCTGTTCGTCGGCAGCGCGACCGACCCGGCCCTGCCGGCCGGCCAGCGCTACTTCACCCCGGCGGAGGTGGATGCTCCCGGCATCCTGCTTCTGCTCCAGCATTCCGTTCCCATCGTCCGCCAGCCGTCCACCCGCGAAACCTTCGAGTTCGTGGTGACGTTCTAAGGAGCCGCCGAGATATGACCCTGGACCGTTACTACAACCTCTTCGACGCGGCGAAGCGTCACGAGGAAATCCTGTTCCTGGCCGGCGAGGGCCTCCAGGCCCGCGAGCTGAACGAGCTGCAATCCATTCTCGGCAACCGCATCGCCGGGCTGGGCGGCGCCATCTACAAGGAAGGCGACCCGGTGAAGGGCGCCGACATCGTCGCCGATCCCGACAACGGCGCCGTCACGCTGGAGGCCGGCGAGATCTTCCTGCGCGGCGCCATCCGCCCGGTGCCGGCCGGTGCCTTCACCATCCCGACCGTGGGCCGGGTTGCCATCGGCGTCCGCTACAGCGAAAGCACCGTCACCCATCTGGAGGACCCCGCCCTGCGCGATCCGGCGGTGGGGACGGATGGCTATCTGGAGCCCGGCGCCGCCCGTCGTGTCTTCTCCCTCGTCTGGGGCTGGGAGGGCGGCGCCTCCAGCGACGGCGGCGGCGGGGCCTTCCACGCCATCTACACCGTGACGAACGGTGTTCTCGACAACCGCGTGACGCCGCCGGCCATGGACGCCGTCACCACCGCGCTGGCCCGCTACGACCGCGAGGCCAACGGCGGATTCTACGTGGTGTCCGGCCTGTCGGCCGCCTTCCTGGAGACCAACGGCGGCGACCATCTGTTCTCGCTGGCCGAGGGGCGCGCCAACATCAACGGTTACAAGGTGGAGCGGGTTCACGGCGCCCGTCTGCGCTACCCGGCCGACCCGGACCTCCAGGAGGTGGAGTCGGAGCCGCACGTCTTCGCCAACGCCGGCGGCGGCTCCATGCGGATCGCCCTCAACCGCGCGCCGCTGGCGGTGGTGCGGGACGTGAAGGTAACCAAGGAGAGGACCGTCACCGTCACCCACGGCGCCTACACCGGCGCGGTCGACACCCTGCCGGACAGCACGGTGGTTCAGGTGGTCTCGGTCGCGCAGGGCGGCACCACCTACGCGGTGGGCACCAGCTACACGGTGTCGGGCGACGAGATCGACTGGAGTCCCGGCGGGGCGGAGCCGGCTCCCGGCAGCACCTACACCGTGACCTACCGCTACATCGACAGCGCCGCCTGGAGCGCCGCCGACGACGACGGCTTCACGGTGTCGGGCGTGGTGAACGGCACCACCGTCTATGTCGATTACGCCTGGAAGATGCCGCGCGTCGACATGCTGGTGATGAACCAGGGCGGTGAGGTGTCGCGCCTGAAGGGCGTCTCCCGCACACGGCAGCCGTCGGCGCCGGTTCCCCCGTCCGACGCGCTGGCGCTGGCCTCGGTCACCCACGACTGGCGGCTCGCCAACAAGCCGGTGGTCCGCAACATCGCGGTGCGCGCCATCCCGGTGTCCGACATCGAGGACATGCGCGGCCACATCATGGAGCTGTACGGCCTGTGGGCGACCTCCACCCTGCGCACCGACGCCAGCATCCGCGAGGCCGGCGCCAAGAAGGGCGTGTTCGTCGATCCCTTCATGGACGGCAGCGGGCGTGACGCCGGGGTGGTGCAGTCGGCGGCGATCGTCGGCGGCATGCTGACCCTGCCGATCGGCGTCAACGGCATCTACACGGCGCCCTCGGGCTTCACCACGCTGGACTACACGCTGGTCCCGGTGCTGGAGCAGGTCCAACGCACCGGCTCGATGAAGGTGAACCCCTACCAGGCGTTCGACCCGGTTCCGGCGAAGGTCACCCTGACCCCGGCGGTCGACGAATGGACGGTGACCAACACCAGCTTCACCGACGACAGCACCGAGCGCTTCATCCGCACCGGCCATTTCGTGCCGGGCGTGTCGCGCGCCGTGTCCTCCAGCACCGAGGTGTCGGAGACGGTGGTGGCGCTGTCCTCGGTGTCGGCGCAGTTCCTGCGCCAGCTCACCGTGCAGTATGTGGCGGAGAATTTCGACCCGGCCGAGCGGCTGGATTTCCTGAAGTTCGACGGCATCGACCTGACCCCCGGCACCCGCCCGGCGGCCAACGGCTCCGGCGTGCTCAGCGGATCCTTCACCATTCCGGCCGGCGTCCCCGAGGGGGCCAAGCGCGTCGAGTTCCGCGGCCAGAACGGCAGCTACGGCGTCACCACCTATGTCGGTCGCGGCGTCATCACCACGGAGACGCGCCGGCGCATCGTCACCATCTCCGAGTACCATGTCGATCCGCTGGCCCAGACCTTCATGCTGCCGGACACCCGCGTGCTGCACGCGGTGGACCTGTGGTTCACGGCGAAGGGTGGCCCATCGCCGGTCATCGTGCAGATCCGCGAGACGGAGAACGGCATCCCGACCCGCACCGTGCTGACGGAGGGGCGCATCGCGGCCTCGGCCATCGTCACCGGCGGCGGGCAGACCCGGATCGTCTTCGACCCCTTCGTCGCCCAGGGCGGCCAGGAATACGCCCTGGTGATCCTGACCGACGACGCCGACCACGCGGTGGCGGTGGCGGAACTGGGCAAGTACGACCCGGTCAACGGCTGGGTGACGCGCCAGCCCTACCAGATCGGCGTTCTGCTGTCCTCCAGCAACGCCGTGACCTGGACCCCGCACCAGGAGAAGGACCTGACCTTCCGGCTGCTGGCGGCGGAGTATTCGAGCACGCCCAAGGAGATCACGCTCGGCACCTACAGCGTCACCGCCGTCTCGGACATGATCGCGCTGGCCGCGGTGGAGCGTCCGGCGGCGAGCACGGACGTCGAGTTCGTGGTGGTCGACGCCTCCGGCCGGATCCACACGCTGACGGAGATGCAGCCGCTCAACCTGGCGGACGCCATCACCGGCAACGTGACGGTCAAGGCCCGGCTGACCGGCGGCGGCGCCGTCTCCCCGGTGCTCTACCCGGCGGCCAAGACGGCGATGGGCAAGCTGGAGGTGACGGCAGACTACGTGTCGCGTCGCTTCCCGGCGGGCACTGGCTTCGCGCTCACCGTGGCGCTGGAATGCCTGCTGCCGGGGACGGCCACCGTGGCGGTCTACGCGGAGAGCGCCTCGACCGGCAACTGGGTTGCGGTGCCCTTCTCCAGCGGTTCGCCGGTGGGCGACGGGTGGGAGGAGCGGGTGTTCAAGGCCACCGGCCTGACCGGCGTCGGCACCGACAAGACCACGCGCCTGCGCATCGTGCTGAACGGCTCGCCGGCCAACCGGCCGTATTTGCGCAAGCTGACCGGCATCGCTCTTTGACGGGGAGGTTCGGCATGGCCGTTCCACACGACGACCGGACGGGGAGGGGGTACCCGCTCCCCCATCCGGACAATTTCCTGCACGACGACGCCAACCCGGCGGACGGCGACGTGATGCGCCTGCGCACGGCGCTGCGGACGATCAACGACGACATCGAAGAAGTCGAAATCCTGGCCTTGGCGCTGGGGAACTAGGAGGCACCCATGCCGCTTGACCTGACCAATCTTCAATCCGCGATCCAGTCCAGGGTCGATGCGCTTGGGTCGTCCTCGGACGAGAAGACCCTGCTGCTGCTGTCCAAGGCCATCGAAGCGGCGGTGGGGAACGTGGCGGTGTCGGAAATCGTCAACGCCACGGCGGAAGGCCTGTCCGATATCGAGGCAAAGCGCGTTGCCGAGGTGCAGGCCGTGCTTGACATGGCCGCTACGCGTATAGCGGCCATCAACGCCATGGATGCCGTGCTGAAATCCGGCAGTACGATGACGGGTGACCTGAGGGCGCCCGTGTTTTACTCCCCCGCGCATGTCGCGGAAGGGGGAAACCCCGTGCACAGTTGGAACGAAACCTACGCGGGGGCGAACGCGAAGCGCTGGGACATCATGGCGATTTCGGGAACGCTGACGTTCCGCATCGTGGATGACATGTACAACGCAGCCAAGTCTTGGATGGAAGTTGGCCGAACCGCCGTTTCCTCCGCATGGGTGCGTTTTACCACTGCTGTGCGGGCGCAAAGGATCGGATTGACGGATGGACCGTCCATCATACCCGATTTCAATGCCGGAAACGCGTTCACGGTGACGCTGACCGGCAACCGCACGCTGGCAAATCCGACCAATGTTCCGTCTGACCACCAGGGCGGCTCCATCACCATCCGGCAGGATGGGGCTGGAAACCGCACATTGTCCTTCGGGTCGGCATGGAAATTCACCAACGGGGCGATCCCCTCGTTGTCCACCACGCCGAATGCAGTGGACAAGCTTGTCTATGAAGTTTTCGGTCCGACGGAAATCCACGCCGATCTGCGCAAGGATTTCAGATAATGCTCATCGGCTCAATGATGCTTGGCGGAGCGCCATCGACTCCCCGTCGCTATCTGCGGCTCGCGTGGCCGGGGGCGTTCAATTCATACCAAGGCTTCAACAACGTCCGGTTCCTGATCAACGGTACGGCCTATCCCCCACCAATGACCGGGGCCAACACGCCGTTCCCATACGAGGTCAGGGGCTTGAACTTCATGAGAGATTTCTTCGGTGGTCAGGAGGAACCTTATGTTTGGCGCGCCTTCGACGACCCCTCTGCGAATTCGGTTTGGTACTATCCAGGCGCCGACGCGAACTGGCTCCAGGTCGACTTCGGTGTGGGGATGCGCGTTTGCCCTGACGCGATTTCGATCACGCCACGATCGCTCGATCCAAATTATCCGGGGGGCATCAAAAGCCCGTTCACCCTCCTGGGGTCGAACGACGGATCAACCTTTGTCGAAATGGCGGTTGTTTCGCACCCCGGCACGGCCTGGACGCCCGGGACATCGATGACGCTTTCCACGGGGTTGATTGGCCAAATCCTTGCCGCATCGGTCGTTCGTTACGGTTTCACAGGCGCAGACCAGGTCATCACGGTTCCTGCCGGAGTCACGAAGGGGCTGTTCTATCTGTGGGGCGCCGGTGGCGGTCACGGGGGCAGCACCGCGGGTGGCGAGGGTGGCTTCACGGTGGCCGAACTCTCCGTAACGCCGGGGCAGAGCTTCACGCTCATGGTTGGGGAGGCTGGTCGGAAGAATCAGACACGCGCCTATCCCAGCGGCGGCCGATGTGGCGATGTGAACTCAGGAGGCGGCGGCGGCCGTAGCCAGATATCCGATGGGACCGGCATAGTCTTGATCGCTGGCGGCGGTGGCGGGGGTGGGTGGAACGGTAACGGAGGACGGGGGGGCGGCCTCAACGGTGAGGGCGTCCCGAATTCCTCCGGGGGCGGCACACAGTCGGGCGGCGGCGGCACGAACGCCAACTATCTGTATGGCGGCGACACCGGCAACAGCGGCGGCGGCTACGGTGGCGGCGGCGATGGCCTGTATGGCGGTGGCGGCTCCGGCAGCGACAGCGGCGGCGGCGGCGGCTCCGGCTATGTGCGTTCGGGGCTGCAAGGTGCCACCGCCATTGGGCGGGCGGCCTTTCACCCTCTGACCCAGAGCGGAATTGGAACCTCGGGCAACCACGGCCAGATCGCCGTGGCGTGGCTTTAGGCATCTCCGCTCGAAGATTTCCGAAAGGGCTCGAAATGATTCCGATTCCTTGTGTCATTGTCGATGAAAGCAATGCGGTTGGGCGTGTCTTCAATTGGCCGGAAGATTTCGAAGGACCGGACGGCGTTCGCCATCCATCCGCTGTGTGGGCGTCCTGGACCCCTGACGGTTTCGCGGAGCGGTGCCCCGGCTGGACCGCCCGGCAGTTGATCGATGAGGCGCCGTCCGGCACAGGCAAGCGCGCCGAGCGATTGCCGCAAGATCAATGGAGAGTTGGCGCCAACGCCGTGACCGTCGCCTACGAACTGGTGGATTTGACCGTCGACGAACTGGCCGCACAGGCCGGCATTGCCGAAGCGGCGCTCAAGAACGCGCGCGCCGCCGCCGTTGCGGCCAACAACGCCGCCGCTGGTCGGGTTCGCGAGGCGTACTTGACCGCAGTGCCGGGGCAGGAAACCACATACGCCGCCAAGCAGGGCGAGGTCGCTCGCTGGGTTGCCGAAGGCCGCCCCGCCGACGTGAATCCCGAATTCTACCCATGGGCCGGCGACCGTGCCGAACTGCGGAACGTCACTGCTGCCGACGTGCTTGCGGAGTGGCAGACGGTCACCAACGGTTGGGAGGCGATCGGTCGGCAAATCGAAAAGGAGCGGGAACGTGTCAACGACATGATCGCCGCCTCCGGCAGTTTGGCTGACATCGAGGCAGCCCGCATGAGCGCCGTCTACCCGTCCTCCTCCTGACATTCCCTCTCTTCACCTTCCCATGCTCCATAGGCCCGGCTTCTTGCCGGTCTTTTTATGCCCGAATGAAAGGCGAGAGCTTCATGCCCGAACAGTTCCTCCATGGTGTGGAAGTTGTCGAGATTGACAACGGCCCGCGCCCGATCCGCACCGTCAAATCCTCCATCATCGGCCTTGTCGGCACCGCTCCCGAGGCGGACGCCATCGCCTTTCCTCTGAACAAGCCGGTCCTGGTCGCGGGCTCCCGCGCCCAAGCGGCCAAGCTGGGCGCCGCCGGCACCCTGCCGGCGGCGGTCGACGGCATCTTCGACCAGGCCGGCGCCATGGTGGTGGTGATCCGCGTCGCGGAGGGGACCGGGGCGGACGATGCCGCCAAGGCCGCCGCCACCCTCACCAACATCCTCGGCGGCGTGGACGGCGCCACCGGCGCCTACACCGGCGTCCACGCCCTGCTGGCCGCCCGCACGGATCTGGACCTGACCCCGCGCATCCTGTGCGCGCCGGGCTTCACCCACCAGCGCACGGTCGGCGGCGTCACCGGCGCCGTGGTGGCCGCCGGCGGCAGCGGCTACGCGGCCGGCACCACCAGCGTGACCATCACCGGCGACGGCACCGGCGCCGAGGCCACCGCCACCGTGACCGACGGCGCCGTCACCGGCATCACCGTCACCAAGCCGGGGCGCGGCTACAGCAGCGCCACCGTCACCATCACCGGAGCCGGCACCGGCGCCGCCGCCACCGCGAACCTCGGTAACGTCGCCAACGCGGTGGTGGCCGAACTGCTCGGCATCGCCGAACGCATCCGCGCCGTGATCATTGCCGACGGCCCTGGCAGCACCGACGAGGCGGCCGTCGCCTACCGCGGCGACTGGGGCTCGCCGCGCGTGTTCGTGGTCGATCCCTGGGGACTGGTGATGAAGGACGGCGAGCCGGCGGCGGAACCGCTGTCCGCCCGCGTCGCCGGCCTGATCGCCAAGACCGACAACGACCGCGGCTTCTGGTGGAGCCCCTCCAACCAGGCGATCAACGGCATCGTCGGCACCTCCCGCGCGGTGGACTTCACGCTGGGGGATGCGAACTGCCGGGCCAATTACCTGAACGAGCACGAGGTCGCGACGGTCATCCGCGAGGACGGCTTCCGCCTGTGGGGCAACCGGAGCTGCTCCAGCGACCCGAAATGGGCGTTCCTGTCGGTCCGCCGCACCGCCGACATGATCAACGACAGCCTCCAGCGGGCGCATCTGTGGGCGGTCGACCGCAACATCACCCGGACCTACCTGGAGGACGTCACGGAAGGCGTCAACGCCTACCTGCGCAGCCTCACCGCGCAGGGCGCCATCCTCGGCGGCCGCTGCTGGCCCGATCCGGACCTCAACTCGGCCGCCAACATCGCGCAGGGCAAGGTCTTCTTCAACTTCGACTTCACCCCGCCCTATCCGGCCGAGCACATCACCTTCCGGTCGCATCTGGTGAACGACTACATTGCGGAGATCCTGTGATGGCGATCCAACTCCCCCGCGTCCTGAAGAATCTGAACCTGTTCATCGACGGCTCCGGCTATGCCGGCCGCGTGGAAAGCGTGGTCCTGCCCAAGCTGTCCCTCAAGACCGAGGAGTACCGCGCCGGCGGCATGGATTTGCCGGTCGAGGTCGACGTCGGCATGGCCAAGCTGGAAGCGTCGCTGGTCCTTTCCGACTTCGATCCGGCGCTGTTCGCATCCTTCGGTCTTCTCGACCTCGTCGGCATTCCCGTCACCATCCGCGGTGCCTTCCAGGCGCAGGGCAACGCGGAGGTGACGTCGGTGGTCGTCAACCTGCGCGGCGGGTGGCGGGAGATGGATGTCGGAACCTGGAAGGCGGGGGACAAGTCGACCCTCACCCTCGCCGTCGCCGCCCACTACTACAAGCTCACCGTGAACGGGGAGGAGCTGGTGGAGATCGACGCCATCAACATGGTGCGCTCCATCGGCGGCGTCGACCTGCTGGCCGCCCAGCGCGTCGCCGTCGGCCTCTGACCCTCTTTTCCCGATAGCCACCACGGACAGGGCCGGCGCGGCGACACCGCCGCCGCCGGCCCTGTCGTTTTTAAATCCCGACATGGGGAGCATGGATATGAACGACACGCAGACCATCGGGCCGCGCCGCGTCGCGCTGAGCGTGCCCATCGCGATCGACGGGCAGGAGACGGCGGAGATCACCCTGCGGCGTCCCAAGGTCGCCGACCTCCGGCGCATGGACGCCGTGAAGGGCGGGGACCTGTCCAAGACGCTGTGGATGATCGGCCAGCTCGCCGGCCTGTCGCCGCAGGAGGTCGACGAGATCGATGCCGGGGACCTGGAGGCCATCGCGGAGGTGGTCGCGGGTTTTACCGGGAGGGGGCGGGAGTAGCCCCGGACATTCTGTGGGCGGCCATGGCGGACGTGGCCGCCGTCTTCCACTGGCCTCCGTCCGCGATGGACGAGATGGAGCCGGCGGACCTGCTGCGCTGGCACGGGCTGGCGCGGGAACGCGGCTCCATGACCGGAGGGATGCATGGCTGAACAGGACCCCACCCTCGCGGGTAAGAAGTTTTCGGAACTCGTCAAGAAGATGGGCAACGTGACGGCATGGGTGTCCGACGCCGTCGCGGGCATGAACCGGGACCAAAGCGTTTCCAACTTGGTAAAGACCATCAAGAGGCTGGCGCGGGAGGGGCTGGAGGCTCGGGCGGGGGTTCGGGGGTATGTCCCCGGTCCGGCCGGCGCGCGTGCGGCCAGGGTCGGACCGGGCCTGTCGTCCTTGAAAACCTACCTGACGCAGCGCGGCGAGGCGGTACGGGCACAGTTCGAGAGGTTCGAGAAGCACGCCAAGCTCTCCGCCATGGGGGACCGCTTCAAGGCCGTGGGAGGGCAGATCGTCACGACCCGCGAGCAGGCGTCCGGTTTGGCCGGCTTGACCGGGCAGGGCCTGTCGGCCTTGTCGGGTGCGCTGGCTTCCACGGGGAAGAGCGCCCTCAGGGCGTCGGCGGATTTCGAGACGTACAAGGCCGTCCTGACCACCATCATGGGGGAGGACAAGGCCAAAACCTCCATGACGTGGATCGACGAGTTCACCCGGAAGACACCCTTCAAGCTGGCGGGAGTGACCCAGGCCTTCATGACGTTGAAGGGTGAAGGCATCGATCCGATGGATGGGACCCTTCAGGCTCTGGGGGACGCCGCCGCCGCCACCGGCAAGCCGCTGAACGACCTGGCGGAGGCGTTCGCCGACGGTGCCGGCGGCGATTGGAAGGGGCTGAAGAAACTCGGCATCACGCTCAAGAAGACCCAGGGCGACATGATGTCGATGACCTACACCGACAAGAGCGGTCGGGAACAGACCATCGAAGCGGCGAAGAAGGACAGCGAGGCCATGCAGGCGGCCATCCTGCATGTCCTCAAGGCCAAGGGGTTCGGCGGAACCCTCGATGCCCTGTCGCAAACCTGGGATGGGATGTGGTCCAGCCTTCAGCACAGCCTGTCCGGCTTCCTGCGCATGATCGGGGACGCCGGGGCCTTCGAGTCCCTGAAGGGCAAGCTGCGGTCCATCCTGGAACTGATCGCCCGATGGAAGGCGGATGGCACCCTCCAGGCCTGGGCCAACAGGATATCCGACAGCCTGAAAACGCTGTTCGATTTTATCGAGGCCAAACTGACTGGGGTGGATTGGGGGAACCTGTTCACGACGGCGACCACCGCCGTTTCGGATTTCGTGGGGTGGGTCCAGCGTGCCGTGGCCTATGTCGGCGGCTGGGAGAACGCCGTGCTGATCCTCGTGGCGGCCTTGAACGCCAACCTGCTGCTGTCTCTGGTCGGTCTTGTTGGCCAGTTCGCGGCCCTGGTGCCGTTGATGGCGCGCGTCATCGTGGCGGTGGCGAGCCTCAACCCGGTACTGGCCTTGATCGGAAGCCTCGCGATGGCGGTGTATCTGATCTACGAGCATTGGGGAAACCTTCCGGCCTTCTTTGCGAGCGTGTTGAACGCAATCGCTCCGATGGCTCAAGGCGTGATGGATGCCTTGCGCACTGCCTTGGAGGGGGCGTCCTCTTGGTTGTCTGATTTCTGTGATGGTGTCCGCGCTGCCTTTGAAGAGGGGTTCATCAACGGGATCATCCATGTGGTCGATAGAATGACCCTCCGGCCCTACCTTGCCAAGATCGCCCAGGAGGCACTGCTGTTCCTCACCGGTATCGATCTCTACGCCATCGGCGCGGAGTTGATTCAGGATCTGTGGGGAGGCATCAAGGCCAAATGGGCGGAACTGGAGTCCTGGCTGACCGATAAATTAAAAAGCCTGACCGACTGGATTCCGGATGTGGCCAAGGACAAGCTTGGCATAACGGCGCCCAGCGGTACGCTGACGGTTCCACCGGCCAACGAGAACCGGAGCGCGGTGGAACGGGTGGCTGCTTCCGGGAGCAAGGCGCTGGCCGCCGGGCTGATGGCCGCGACCCTGGCGGCCGGGCCGGTGGCGGCGTCCCCCACCGTGGCGAAGGCGGCGTCCTCCGCTCTGCCGGCGGTGGAGAATGCGGGCAAAATTCCGGGCGCCGCCTTGGCCGTTCCGGGCGGAGCGGGCGCCCCGTTCCTGTCCCTGTCCCCATCACCAATTGCCCCGTCGCCCATCGCCCCGTCGCCGCCCGGCTCACCGCCCGGCCCGTCATCCGGCAATGTGGTGAACGCGCCGGTGAACGTGTCGATCACCGTCAACGGGATGGCGGAGCTCGATGCCTTGCGCCGGGAGACGGAGAGCGCGGTGCGGTTCGCTCTGGCCGAGTGGACGTCCCGCCAGCAAGCGGACGCCGAGGCGTCCCTGTTCGACCAATGGGCATGATCACTGACGGAGACCGGCATGGCCGAGCGCATCATGTTGGGTTTGGGGGATTTTCGCTTCGAGGTGGGGACCGCCGCCTACCAGTCCATGAAGCGCTCCCAGTCCTTCCGGTGGGGAAAACAGGACCGGATCGGCCGCTCGCCGGCCCTCCAGTTCACCGGCCCCGACCTCCAGACCGTGGAGTTGACCGGAGTCATCCATCCCGCCTTCCGGGGCGGCCTGGGGCAGATCCCGCGGATGCGGGAGATGGCGGCCCTGGGCACGCCGCTGGAACTGGTGGCCGGCACCGGCACGGTGTTGGGCCTCTGGTGCATCACGGAGGTCAGCGAAACGGGCACCGTCCTCACCGACGACGGACGCCCCCGCAAGGTGGAGTTCACCTTGAAGCTCCAGGAATACGGGGACGACGCGCCGGACGTCATCATCCTGGAGGAAACGACCGGCCCGGCCGGAGGAGAGGAGGATCAGCCATGACGCTCCAGTATGTGAGCAAGGCCGGCGACACAGCCGACGGCATTGCGTGGAAGCGGTACGGCGCCCGTTCCGGCACGGTGGAAGCCCTGCTGGACGCCAACCCCGGCCTGGCCGACCAGGGCGCCGTGCTGCCGGCGGGGCTTCTCGTCACGTTGCCGGAGCCTCCCGCGGAGACGGCGCGGGCGGTGATCAGGATTTGGGGGTGACCGATGCGGCCAGCCTTCCGACTGTTGGCGGGCGGGGCGGACATCACCGCCAACATCAAGGACCGCCTGCTGTCCATCACCTACCACGACGAGGCGGAAACCAAATCCGATCGTCTCACCATCCGGCTGGACGATCGGTCCAGACCGGGAAGCGGAGCCCATGTGGCTCTGCCGGATGTCGGCACCCGGCTGGAGCTGTCGCTGGGGTATGAGGGGAGCGGGCTGGTCGCCGTCGGCTCCTTCACCGTGGACCGCATCAAGCACAGCGGCCCGCCCGCCACGCTGGAGGTCGGGGCCACGGCGGCCGACATGCCGGGCCCGTTCCGCTCCCCGGCGTCCCGGTCCTGGGACGGCACCACGCTGGGGGCCATCGCGCGGGAGATCGCCGACGCCCATGGCTACCGCGCCAAGGTGGCGGCGGCGCTGGACGCCGTGCCGGTGGAGCACGAGGACCAGACCAACGAAAGCCCGATGGCCTTCCTCAACCGTCTGGCGGCCCGGCATGACGGGGTGGCCAAGCCGGTGAACGGATTCCTGGTGCTGGCTCCGAAGGGCACGGCCAAATCCGTCACCGGCCGGTCCCTGCCCGCCGTTTCCCTGCGGCCGGAGCGGATGTCCCGCTGGGACTTCAGCTATTCCGCCCGGAAGGAGGCCGGCGAGGCCGCCAAGGACGGGACCGGCAAGGCCGGCAGCGGGGGAGGGGTGCGGACGGTCTATTGGGACAAGGACGCGGCCCGGATGGTCGAGGTGACGACGGGCTCTGCGCCTTACCAGAACGCCCGTTTCGCCTCATCCGATCCACGGGCCGCCAAGGCGGACGCGGCCTCCACGAAGAACCGGAAGGACCGCGAGAAGGCCGAGTTCTCCGCCACCTGTCCGGGGGACCCGGCGTTCCAGGCGGAACAGAGGCTGGTTCTCGGCGGATTCCGGCCGGGGATTCCCACCGAATGGCGCCTGACCAGCGTCGAGCATAAGCTGGAGAACGGCGCGTACTCGATGTCGATCAAGGCGGAACTGTTCAACGGCGCGCAGGCGGACGCGGCGCAACCGGAATGACGTCCATCCGGATGGCCGGGCCTTGCGGCCCGCGTTGCTCCGCGCGCCTCGTCCTCCCTCCCATCTCCGGCCTCGCAAGGTTCGGCGGTTCCGGCCGCCGATTGCCCATCGCAAACGCAAAGGTGTCTTCCATGCCCGACGTGACCAAGCTTAAAGCGGATTTGATCCGCGACGAGGATCTGCGGTTGAAGCCCTACCGCTGCACCGCCGGCAAACTCACCATCGGGGTGGGCCGGAACCTGGAGGATGTCGGCATCGTCAGGGAGGAAGCCATGCTTCTCCTCGACAACGACATCGCCCGGATCACCGCCGATCTCGACCGCGCTCTGCCCTGGTGGCGGACACTGTCGGAGCCCCGCCGGCGCGCCTTGGCCAACATGGGCTTCAATCTCGGCATCGACCGCCTGCGGGGCTTCCGCAAGATGCTGGCCGCCCTGGAGGCCGGTGATTGCGCCCGCGCCGCGCTGGAGGCGGAGGACAGCCTGTGGGCCCGTCAGGTCGGCGGGCGCGCCGCCCGCATCATTGGAGCCATCCGCAACGGGTGA